ATCTGTCAACATCGAATGGTTATTCGTTGTGGACAATTGGCGGTAGCAATGCAGGCTTGCAGACAAGCGTTTGGGAACTTGTTTCAGATACTTCAAGCCCTGAAGTTGGGTTGTTTTCAACAGAAGTATGGGCGAGTTCAAGCAGCGCATCAGACGCAAGCGGTGGGGTTGGAGCGCAAAGCCTGGAAGTTTTTTATTACACCACGGCCGGAGCGATTGCCACAAAAACTATTGCAATGAATGGGCAAACAACCGTATCGGTCGCAATTGTTAAGCAGATTATCGGCGCAAGGGTTAAATATGAGGGAACGAGCGGGCAGCAGGGTGATATCTATATTCATTCAGCAACGGTTGAGGTTTCCGGCGTTCCTTCAGACACACAAAAGGCTGTTTATGCCAAAATTCCAGCAGATCAGGGTGCAACCCAAAACGGCCTTTTTTATGTGCCGCCTACAGCCAAAAAAGCGGTGCTGAAAAGTGTGTTTTTTGCAGGCAATGGAACGTCATTAACGGTGCGTGTGATGAGCAAAAAAGTTGGCGAGGCTGAAAGATCTTTATTCCCGAATTTGTATTCTACAATCAGCGGGATCGCTGAATTTGAGGTAAATATACCACTTGAAGCACAAGAGCTTATTTGGGCTGAAGCAATTGGAACCGCTGCATCAGATGTGTCAGTCGGTTTATTCGTATACCTAAAGGAGTAAAATAATGGCTGCAAATCCTAATTTTAAGCAAGTTTTCAAGATCCAAGAAACAAAAGAAAGCACATTCGGCACGGCTGAAACTGATAACTTTCTCAAATTCGCAGTGACCGGGCTTGACGATGGCAGTGAATCGATTATCACTGAAGATACTCAGATTAACAACGATGGCATGGACACTGATGTAAGGAAACAAGTTGAATCAGCAATGCTTACACTTGACTTTGATTTGAGATATTGCGCAAGCGTTGATGCTCTCATGGAATCAGCAATGAGAAATTCAACCGGCTTTGTGGATTGCAATTTCTCAGCATCAGATATCTTTTTTAATAACTCCACAAATGTTATGAGCATGACCGCCGGGAATTGGGTTGATGAATCATTCTCGGTTGGGATGGTTGTAAGGATATCGGGCGCAGGAGTAACTGCAAACAACAACCTCGCGAAGATTACAACATTGACCACAAAGGTAATGACGCTTTCAACTGATTGGATCACAATAGGCGATGAAGTCGCAGGCGAAACAATCCAAGTTGTAAGCGATTATGTGCGTAATGGCAACGACATTGTAAGTCGCACCTGTGAACGCGAATTCACCGGGCTGACTGAATTCTTTGCGTACAACGGAATGACAGTTGACAGCCTCGAAATAAACATTGAGTCTGAAAACGATGTGAAGGGCAGAGTAGTGTTAAAGGGCAGCAAGCGCACGGGTTCAGCCGCAACGGTTGGCACAGGCGCAGAAACCGCAGAATCAAGCGCAGCAGTATTCAAATCAAACCTTGCAGTGCAGAGCTTCAGGGTTGACGATGTGATTCAGACCATTGGCGATAAAATGTTGAAAATCGTTATCAACAATTCACTGATTTCCAATTACACACTCGGCGGGGTAAATCCTACAAGCCTGACCTTGAGCGTTTTCAAACCGACAATGGAACTTCAGATTTTCCTTGAAAGCAGCACTTTGTTTGATGCTTGGGAAGCACTGACACCACAGGTAATTGACATTGTGTTGAAAGACACTTCTGATAATTACTACATTTTTACGATGTTCCGGGGCATTGCAGGAGTTGAGCCGAAGATTGACGCAGGCAGCAGGGATGCAGAAAGCCTTGTAAGTGTAACAATCAATGGCGTAAAGAAAACATCAGCTCCGGCCTACGCATTGCAGATTTGTAAGATTGACGCATAAATAAAAAAGGCGGGGTAAAACCCGCCTTATAAAACATCAAAAGGGGAAAACTATGAACAGCGTTACAAGATGGACACTTGACGAGCAGAAGGAAAAAAAAGGTGTACGCGTATCAATTGGCAATGGTGAATTTGTGAAAATAAGGCCAGGCGGCGGCGTTGGCAATGACGATCAGGCGGCACATATCGACAACGAGCTTGAGAAACGCGGATTTGACAGTGCAGATGAAGCAGGCGATGAAATTACACTTGAACTTTTGATTGATTCTATCGCGAATCATGTGTTGTTAGATTGGGAAGGGTTCACTGGAAAAGACGGCAAAGAAATGAAAGCCACACTTGAAAACAAGCGCATGATGCTTGCCGAAAGGCTGTTCAGAAACCGCATAGCGAAAGAAGCACAAGATGTTGCTAATTTCAGAATTAGCGAGGAAAACAAAGCAGTAAAAAACTAGTAAAGCTCTTAGAATGGGAAATCGAATGGCTGACCGATAAAGACGGTAAGTCAATGTTGAACGACATGATACGGTGGAAAAAAAAAGGGATGAAAACCCCGCTTGACAACCGCCCGAACCCGCCTAAGAGCTATGCTAAATATTATGCAGCGTACAAATGCCTGAGTTTTTCTAAAAACATGAATGGCAACATTCCATTCAGCGAGATAACAAACTATATGGACTTTTACAGGATCCGCAATACAGAGAAGTTCATCAGGATAATGTATAGCCTTGACACGGCGCACAACCGGGCAGGGAAGGGGTAAAAATGGCTGATGCACATTTAAGAATTAAAGTATCAAGTACAGGCGCACGCAAGGCACGCGGAGAACTTGGGTCGATTGCAAGTGTGGCTAAAAAAGTTGCAGCCTCTTACCTTGCCATTAAAGCCGTTCAGCTTGGGCGTGAATTTATACGCACCGCATCGTCGATGGAACAATTTAACATCAGAATGAAAGTTATGCTTGGGAGTGCCCAAAAGGGCAACGTGCTATTCCAAAATATGAAAAAATACGCCTCTGAAGTTCCTTTTGAATTCAAAAACATCATGGAATCAGCAACACAGTTGACAGGTGTAATGAAAGGCGGCGTTTCAGAAGTTTCTGAATGGATGCCGCTTATCGGCGATTTGGCAGCAGCAACAGGGTTCAGCATTGAAAGCACTACAAGTCAGATAATCAGAATGTACTCAGCCGGCGCAAGTGCCGCTGATGCGTTCAGAGAAAAAGGCGTTTTAGCGATGCTTGGTTTTCAAGCAGGGGTTAAATATTCAGTTGAAGAAACGCGTCAAATGCTGATGAACGCATGGAAGGACCCTACAAGTAAATTTAAGGGCGCAACCAATGAGTTAAAAAGCTCATGGGAGGGGTTGACCTCAATGATGGGCGATGCCTGGACAGAATTTCAGTTACTTATCATGGAGTCGGGCGTCTTTGATTACATGAAAAACGGCGTTAAAGCGATAACAGAAGAAATAAAACTGCTTAATGAAAATGTAAAAGAATTTGGCGTTTTATTTGCGCTTCAAGCCACAATTGCGGAATCTCATTGGAACACACTTCCAAAATCAGTTAGAAACCTTATTAGCAAAATTTACGAAAAATCACCCACCGGTCAAGTTGGCAGTTATTTAAACCGTGAATTATTAGGTGGCGGCGGTAAATCAGGTGGTGCAGCGGGTACAATTGAAAAACCCGAAAGGTTAATCATTCCAGTTCGGCAAGACAAAAACGCATTTAACCCCGACGCTATTTCTCCAGATGATAAGCAGATGATTGAAGATATGGAAAAGTTAACGAAAGCAGCAGAAGAACTTAAAGCTACGATGGGAACAGCTATTCCTATCAACACTTCTGAATACACTCAATTCATGCTTGATTATGAAAATGATCTCAAAAACCATGTTGATGAAGTTGGCGAAATTTTTGATGGCGGCTGGGGCGAAATTGAAGAAAAATCAAGCGATGTTTGGAAGTCGATGCAAAGTCATTCCGAATCATGGGCAAACACCATCACAGACGCTTTTATGAATGTTGCAACAAAAGGAAAAGAAGCCTTTGCAGACATGGCGGAATCAATTTTACTCGACATTGCAAGGATTGTGATAAAGCAGCAAATTGTAATGCCTTTGATGGCAAGTATGGGATTAGCACCGGCGCGCGCACTTGGCGGCCCTGTTTATGCTGGACAAAGCTACATGGTTGGAGAACGCGGCCCGGAATTATTTACGCCTTCAGCAGGCGGGAACATTACCCCGAATGGCGGTGGCGGCGGTGTAAATGTCACAGTGATAAACAATGCAGGGGCAGAGGTTACAACCAAAACTCGGCAGGGCGTTAATGGTCAAAAAGAGCTTCAGATATTAGTTGACAAGGCTGTAAAATCAGGAGTCAGAGGCGGCAGATATGATAACGATTTCGGCGATACGTTCGGCCTAAAAAGGCAAGGGAGATAATATGGCGTTATCATGGCCCGGAACACTTCCAACAAAACCGCAGATGGACGGTTGGCAAGAATTACCCGGTGACACTTCTTTGACTTCGCAAATGGGTGTAGGCCCGCCGAAGAAACGCAACAGGTCAACCATGCCTCTTGACGAATATAAAGTAACCTACAAATTAACTACAGCGCAAAGGGCAACACTTGTCACATTTTTTCAGACAACAACCGCATCAGGTGTAACCGAATTTGAGTGGACTCACCCGATTTTATCAACCATTTTAACCGTGCAATTTACGCAATCACCGCAATTCGTTGCGCATGGCATTGATTGGCTTTGCAGCTTCGCACTAAGGGAAACTTCGTAACATGGCAGCAGGACCAGGACGCAGCTTATCGACAACAGCAAAAGAAGCGGTGGTTGCGGCAACCACTTCTGAAGTTGCACTTGCAATCGTTGAAATTGACCACACTGACTTAGGTTCACCGATTCGGGTTGTGAATAATACGGCGAATATTACAAGTAATGGCGATGTTTACACGGCTTTTCCATTTATGATTGAATTGCCCGATGATGATGAGGATCAGCTTTCTAAAGTCATGCTTCAAATTGATAATGTTGATAGAACGATTGTAACGGCTGTGCGGTCAATGACAAACACCGAGCAGCCGACCGCAGCCTTGAGCATTATTCTAGCAGACAGTCCGGACACAATTGAGGCAGGGCCGTTTTATTTCACGGTCAAGAATTGCAGTTATGACAAAGAATCGGTTTTTGCAGAATTGGCTTATGAAGATATTTTGAATGAGCGGTTTCCAAAAGATTCTCAAACCCCGCAAAATGTACCGGGGATGTTTTAGCATGAATTTTGATAAATACTTTGACATTCCTTTTTTATTACGCGGTCGATGTTTCAAGGGCGCGGACTGCTACGGCTTGGTCAGATTGATACTTTTACATGAATTTGAAATTAAACTTCCTTTATGGGAAGGCGATTACACTACCGTAAAAGACCACAATAAGCTAAACGATTGCATATCTGCCCACTACGGCGATTTCAAGGAAGTACACGAACCAATGGGCGGTGATGTAATTTTAATGCGATTGGGCGGGGTGTTCCCTGTACATATTGGCGTAATGATTAGCAAAAACACATTTATTCACACTCGCGAGGATGAAAATGTAACGAGCTGCAAAATATCAGATGCGAAATGGAATCGGCGTATAGTGGGGTTTTATAAATATGTCAAAAAAACATAAAAAAACAACAAAAGATTTGACTGAATTTTATAACATTGTTTTTCAGTCACTCCCTGGAATAGCCAAAAAACATATTGAGCAAATTGAACCGGGAATATCATTGTGGTTTGTACTCGAAAAAATCAGCGTTAATCCTGTGAAATTCAATGGCAGCATTGAAGTAAATGGTGAAATTATCACCCGCGAATTATACCGGGCTTTCATTCCCCCGCCCGGTGCGTTAATTAACATTATTTTAATACCAACAGGCGGCGGTGGTGGTGGTGGAAAAGACCCGATGAAAATGATTCTTTCCATTGCGATTCTAGCCGCTTCAGGCTCCATTGCAAGCGGGTTAGGACTTGCAAAAGGCACTTTCGGGTTTTCAATCGGCAGGGCTTTGATTGCAGCGGTAGGAATGAGCGCACTTGTAAGGCCACAGACCCAAGCTGCACCAACCTCAATGGATTCGAGCCGTGACCCGCGCACGCACACGATAACCGGCAGCAGCAACAAGTTCAATCCCTATGGAGTTTTTCCGCGTCTTTATGGAACGCATTTAATTTACCCTGACAAAGCCGGTGAATATACTGAAATCATCGGCAACGATTTATATTACCGGGCTGTTTTCAATCTTGGTTATGGCAGGCTTGATTTAACAAGCCTTAAAATCGGCAATAATGGAATTGCAGAATATCAAAACAACACGCCTTATCAAAAAAAAGTCAATACGTTGATGAATTTTGCGGCGGGCTATGTCACGGAAACAACCGAATCGAATGTAGATAGATTCACCGCAAAAGTTATTTTCAAAAGCGGTTTGATTACAGGGCTTGACTCATGGTATACGCGGGGTTCAGGTGTTCCAGCAGTTGTCGAATTTACGATTCAATACGCTGTCAAGGATTCGGGTTCATGGGTTTCGCTAGACACGGCGTGGATAGTCAGAGGAAGACTGCGCGGAGAAATGATAGTAAGCTACGATTATGTCATTGGCACGGTTGGTCAATATGATGTAAGAATAAAGCGCAACACAGCGGATAGCAGCAGCGCGGGGTGCTACGATGTTGCCTATTTTTGGGTGCTTGAAAGCACGTCGACGGGAACAATCGGTTACTACGAAACGAATGAGGGTTATGAGGAAGATTCAAGTCTCGCGCTTTATCCGAACGATGTAAATACAACCGATGTAGCTACAAAATTACTTGAAGCTGATGGATACACGACGCGACAAACAGAAGCAGCTACAACCGAAATCAGCGTTTCCTTGCACTTCCAGGAAGGGCTTTTCGAGATTGATATAAATGGCCATAAAAATTATCGAACGGTTGAATTGACACTGCAATATCAACTTGACGGCGCGGGTTCATGGACTTCAGGCGATCCGATAATCGTAACCGAAATCAACACAAGTGAGGTGCGCAGAGAATACGGAATTACCGGGCTTGCTGCGGGTACTTACAATGTGCGAATCAAACGCGACACAGCAGACTCAACAGGCGATGGTATCAGAGA